CCATCAGCCTCCATCGGAATGGAGGTGTAAAGCTGCCCGCCAAACGTCACGCCCTGACCGTCGTTCTGGCGACCACCGTCGAAGTAGTACGTCTGATTGACGCCATGCTGATCAGCGTTCAGCTCAAGCTGGAACAGCTCAATAACCTCCGTTGGCGCGATGCCTTGGAGTTGACTGGTGATGTCGGCGCTGGATTGCTGGTCGTCGTACCCAGCGTTCCAGTAGCCGGTGACGACGTAAGCCATGCTTAGGCAGTAACAGCTTTAACTACGGCAAAACCAATGACGATGGCTTCGGATAGGGAGCCACTGGTGATGTTGCGAACGTTGATGCTGGCTGAACCTGCAGCAGCCTGTGCGTTGAGCAGGTAAGACCCAGCCGTACCACCGCTGACGTGGTTCAAAACAATGATGTCAGTCGCTGCAACTGTTGTGTTCGTCAGCGTGAACGACACCGTGGTGTCAGCTGCCAAAGCAGCATTGTGCAACGTAATCTGCCCGCACTTTTTGCTCAGCGTTACGCCTGTGCTTTTAGACGTTGACTGCGTAACCGCACCACCATCGCCGGTCACATAGCCAGCTTTGTTGTCGCGAAGATCCGTGAAGTTGGTGTCAACCTCAGTGTGGGTGAGCGGGCTACCCTTTGTCGCTCTAGTGGTGATAGCCATTACGGTTCAAACACTTCGCGGAATGTTGCCTGTATCGTAGCCCGGTTCAAGTAAGGGATCGACTTCGACCAATCTTCACAAACCCATTTGTAGGTTGTGCTTTCGCTTGGTGGTTGCCAGTCAAACGATGCGTTGTCGCTGGCGCGTGCATCCAAGAACGTCTCAATCGTGTCGGCATCAGTTTCTGACACCTCAAAAGTTAAGGACCAAACCTTGGGATTTTGGTTGAGACCAAAAGTCAAACGCTGTTCGTAGCCATCACCGAAACGCACAGTCCGCACGTTGGGCTTGTTGCGTTTCTGCGCGTTATACGTTGGCGTTATCGAAGGGAAAGTAGCCATCAGCGAGTCAACAGTCCTCCGGGTCGTTTTTGCTTGATCAACTCAGCCTGGACAGCAGCGCCAATCGCTTTGCCCAGTTGTTGAGCAGATGGACCGTCGCCTTGAACAGACGAACCAGAAGCATCCACGTTTACGGTCACATTAGCGCTGCCCATTGCATTGTTTGGAACGATGTTGCCCTGCGCTCCAGGGACAAACAACTCAGGACCACGCTCACCAACCACGTAAGGACGGCCTGCCCCAACAGGGCCGCCATTTGCACGTCCAAAAATGCTGCTTAACAAACCTCCTGAATCCTTTTTGCCTAAGCCGGTTGGAACACCGAATAAAGCCAGGTTGACGCCGACATCGAGAAGTTGGTTGGCAATACGCCGCAAAACATTTGAGGCCACCTCCCCAAGTGTTTTCGTACCCTCAACGGCAGCACTGATGCCTTCTACAACACCGTCTTTTATTGTCGCGCCGATCTGCTCGTAAATTCCTCTCATCTGCTCCGCAAGCGTAATCTGCTCTTGCAGCGCTTTGTTGCCCTTTAGGTACTCTTCTACGATCTTTTTAAGCGGCTCTGGCATATTTTCTGTGGACTCTCGTACCAACTGGCGGAAAGTTGCTTCCTCGCGCCCGAACTCTAAAGTCTCTTCTAAAAACTGTTTTTGTTTTTCTAGTGGATCAAGCGTGCTGCGCTCTAAGTTAAACCTGACCATGCCAATCTTAAACAGGTCGTTAGCGAATTGAAGCTGGCTTTCCTTAAATCGGGCAGTTCGCTCTGACTCTGCCATTTCTTTTATGCCCAGCTCAGCATTCCGCGCTAAGAACTGCTGACGTGCTTTTTCTATTTCTAGGGTTTGTTTTACGTTGAAATTTTTATCTAGCTCTGCTTGTGCGATCAGGGCGTCAAGCGTAAGAGTGCGGCTTGTTAGTTTATTTCTTACGCCGAGCAAAGCAACTTGCTCCTTGAGGTTGTTACCGCCAAGATTTTGAAGATCTGTAGGCGTAACAATCGTAGGAATATCATCCTGTTTGAAACGACTCTGCCCAAGCAGGTCTTTCATAACGTCTACTTTAGCCTCACCGGGGATAAAAGATGTAAAACCCCCTTCGTCCTGCATTCCAGGAAAATTAGGATCAAATTTAGTTGTAGAAGCGGTTCTACGCTTTAGCTCTGAGCGCATCAGCGCCGCTTTTTCTGGAGTAAGATTTTCTAAACGGGCATTAAATCTTTGCTCAGTGGTAAATCGTTCCAGGACAGAATTAACGATTGCCAGGAACTTTGTGAGTGGGCCGGACACAAGCGAGAACAGCTGTGTTGTCAGCAGGCCCCAGAGCTTGGTGATTTGTTTTGTTTGCTTGCCCAGCTCTCGCAGGGACATGACGCCCTTGTTGCCAATTTGATCAGCAAGTTGCCCTGTGACGAGCGCGGCCAGTTTTCCGACCTCGCCTGTGCGTTCGTATTTAGCCGCCAACGCTTCTTGCGCTTCATCCGCAAAAAGAGACTTCTCGCGTAAAAGTTCGAGCGTGCCTGTGGTGCTAGTTACTTTGACCCCTACCTCTGCCGCAGCTCGACCAAACGCTTCAAGCTGCGAGACGATTGCAGAACCCGCAATGGCTCCACCTAATCCACCTATACCTCCGCCAATGCCGCCACCAAGAGCTTGAAGTGGGCCACCGCCAAACAGCAATGGAAAGCCTGCTCCTGTAGCAATGTCCCTAAATCGCCCTCCTCGCCTTCTTGCTTGCTGTCGCTCGAACGCCGCTCTTTGAGAAAATTCTTCGGGGGAGCCCAACACTGTTGCAGGCCCCATTTGCCTAGCGGGTAGTCCCCTTAAACGATTATCTACTTCCTGAATGCGTGCCGCAAATTCTTTATATAGGTCACTGCCTCTATCTATATCTACAAGAACGTCTTGAAGTGCATCTTGGTACGCCTGTAAACCTCTTGTAGTGTTTGCAGGGTCAAATTTAAGTAGCTGCTCTAGCGTAGCGCTCCCTGCAAAATTAGGAAAACCCTCGCCGCCTATTTGCATAAGCTCGAAGGCTTCTTTAGCTTGCCTAGCAACTTTATCTATGTGCTGCAAATCTTTTATGACGGCGCTAAAATCTAATTTTGTTATCAAGCGCTGTAAATCATTCCAGTCTCGGGAGTATTTTTTGACCTCTTTTTGAGAGGCTCTAACCATTGCGGTCGTATTTCTAATTGCGTTAGCACCGCCCATAAGGGCGTTTGAAGAATCTAGGAGTGCCCTGTTGGCCTCCATTTGCGCTTTTTTGTTTTCTCGTATCGCTTTATTTCTTTCTCTTACTGCTGCCGTAGATTGTTTTTGTTCTTGTACGTCGCCTGTAATTTTTATTTTGTTTACTTCTTTTGCGGCGTTCTTCAGCTGCTGAAGCTGTGTCAACAGCGATTTGAGCTGCTGCGCCTGTACGTTTGCTACTACGTTTATGCCGTATTCGGCCATGGCTAAACGCAGGGACTACTCAGTAAAGTCTATCGCGCTGACATCGTTCTGGCCCCTTTGCCTGAACGCGCACGATCCATCACCTTTTCCTCCTCTTCGCCCTTTATCTCGTAAAACGCGGCCCAACCGACAAGCTCTTCTATCGTCAGGTTCTCCGAAAGCTGCCTGACTGTCATCCCTAGCTCTTTGGCTAGGGCGTAAAGAAAGAACCAGTCGGAATCAGCTTTTCAGGTTTGCCTTCGCTTCCTCCACCTTGTTTTCGGTGCCGGAGGTCAGCATGGCCATTTGGATGTCCTGCAGAACAGCGGCTTCCACGGCATTCCTAAGAACAGCTTTTTCGCCGTCCTGGAAAAGACGCTTGCCTTCTGAATCCAGGGCTTTCTCAATCATCAGGCTCAACGCAAAATCGCCCGCGTCGTCTGTGCCCGCTTTTTTCTGGATTGACTCACGCTCAGCAATGGTCAAAGGGTGCCAGTACACCTCCAAAATCGTTTCACCATTATTTTCAACGACATGCTTGTAGAGCTGACTGACACCAAAGTTGTTGCGAAGAAGCTCTGCGGCTCGCATAAAAGACTAATGTGCTTTAAGCACAATACTACGCTGTTGCCGTAAATTGGCAAGAAATCACAGCAACAAAATGGGATCGATCTTGAATGTTCAAGGGGGTAGGCCCAATAACCTCTAAAACACGGGGTTTTGTACTAAAAGAATCGACGTAACCGGGGGCATTGACTGATGTCAGTCCATCAATCACAGATTCGCTGATGGCAGATAAAACTGACGTTCCAGCGGACTTCGGAACATAGACGTTGCACTGGATCGTTCCAGCGTAATAGTCCTGTGCTGCGCCTTGGTTTTGGAGCGTGGACTGGCCAAAGTTGACCGTCATCAAAATGTACTTCTTGGTTTTGCCTGGTGTCGTGAAGGCCACGTTGTCGTAGACCATCAGCACTGTGTTATCAGCAGCTGCAACCGTGTCGGTAACGGCTTTTTCAAAGGCGGCGCGGGCGTTTACGAGAGTCATGTTTACAGCTCCTTGTAGTCAATAAATTCTTCACCGGCTTGGGAACCGAAGAAGCCCAGACCCTGAGCGTAAGGCGAGTAGTTGCCGCGTCCAGTAGCGCGACCCTTCTTATCAAACTCGATGTCGCGGAATGCGACAGATATACGAGGCGCTTTGCCTGCTTTTTCTGAAAACATCTCTTTTACAAGACTGCCCAGTTCGGGGCCTTGCACAAAGTTGGCCACAATAGGATTTTCCAGGGCGTAAAGCGCGTACTCCGTGGAGTTGCCGATAAAAACACGGCGCTTGTAGCTGTACTCCTTTTTAACCGGAAACCGGGGTGAAATTGCTGACTGCCGCTCTGGTGATTTCTGCTGCACAGCCTTGTCGTTGGCCTTTTTGTACTCGCTCCATGGGGAGTGTTCTTCTACAGGGTCCTCAGGCTGTATCGGTTGGCTGGCTGCTTTCCAGCTGGACGCAAAAAATCCGGTGTAGACAGGACTGTTATCCGCCGTCGAAAGGCGTTGGTGGATGACTTTGATTAGAGCGTTAAAGCTCTCCTGCAGATGCTGCTCCAGGTCAGGTATCGCTTCTTCAATCGGTTTTTGCTTAGCCATCAGAACCTCACCATGATCACAAACAGATACTCTTGGTCGCCCTTAAAGGTGTCGATTGCTGTTATTTGAGCAACGCGGTTAGAACCTGCGTACTTGAGCGTGATGGTGTCCTCAAAGGTCGGTTGGTTATCCCCGATTAAATCAGGAGTGATATACAGCTTTGCTTCGCGCTCTTCGCGCCCCTCCTCTTCCTGAGCACGCACAAACTCGACTGGAACGTCAAACGAGTAAGCCGTATCAGTCGTTGTCAACGCTCCAGTGCTGGTGTTATACGTCGGAGATGCCTTGCGGGTGTACGTGATCGTGTGATCAAACGACTTGCCTAGGTCAGCAACAACCGACTTGGCAACGCTCTTGAACAGACTGTCGAGTGCACCTGCCATTTCAACCCCTCACAACGCGGAGAGAATACGAGCCACTGCCACCCAGACAATAAGCGCCGAGATAAGACTGAAGCCAAGGATAAACGTCGAATACGTTATTAACAGTTCCAACAGCCTGGCTAGAAGTGTTGTACTTGACTTCCATCTCCCCGAGCTTGACGGATTCGTATAGCCCCGTA